CGAGAAGATTCTAGGACAGGAATACGCAACGATATTCCTTAATGAGTGTTCACAGATACCCTGGGGCTCACGCTCAATAGCGGTAACGCGATTAGCTCAGAATGTTGATGCACGGTACTCGGATGGCGTTAGACCGTTACCACTGAAGATGTACTACGACTACAACCCACCGAGTAAGGCGCACTGGACGTACAAATTATTCGAACAAAAGATTGACCCGGACAGTAACGAGCAGCTGGGTAATCCTGATAACTACAAGATGATACGACTCAATCCTGTAGACAATATGGAGAACCTACCGGAGGGTTATATCGATGAGCTGCAGCATATGTCCAGCAGGAACCGCAAGAGGTTCTTGGATGGTGATTACGCTGAGGCAACAGAGAGCGCGCTGTGGACACCGGAGAGCATTGATAAGAGCAGAACATCCGAGGAGTACGACCTAACAAGAGTGGTTATCGCAGTTGACCCGAGTGGCGCAGACGATGACCCGGACAAGAACAACGACGCCATTGGAATAATAATCACCGGGATGACGCAGCAGGGCTACGCTGTAGTGCTTGCGGATTACACGGTAAAGGCTTCACCAGCTGTATGGGGAAAGATTGTAGGTGACCAGTTCGATAACTACGCAGCCAACATTGTAGTTGGCGAAGTTAACTACGGTGGCGCGATGGTTGAACATGTTATACAGACAGCACGACCTGGTACGCCATACAAGCAGGTGACAGCATCAAGGGGTAAGCATTTGAGAGCTGAACCTATAGCTGCACTATTTGAAACCGGCAAGGTCAAGTTGTCCGGTAGATTCCCTGAGTTAGAAGATGAAATGTGTGCAATGAGCACAGCAGGATACACCGGCGCAAGAAGTCCTAACAGGCTAGATGCATTAGTCATGTCGGTGACCGAGCTATTCCCGAGCTTAACGAAGAAGCAGAAGGATAAACTTAAAAAGCCAGCACGACGTCCATACGTTAGGCAGGCTGGAACTGGATGGTTAGCAAATTGAAAATCGAAGACATTAAAAAAGAGTTCGACGCTATTGAGGAAGAAGAGAATGCTAATCGTGAGCGGCAGGTTGAGGACCTTCGCTTCGGTTACTCTGACGACCAGTGGCCGGAGGAGCTACGCAGGCTTCGCGAAAATGACCTAGATGGCGCTAGACCATGTTTAACGGTTAACAAGATTGCAGTACATGCTCGTCAGATAACAAACGACATGAGACAAAATCGTGCATCTGTGCGCATTCTCCCTGTCGATGATGCTGCCGACATAGAGACAGCCAAGATACTACAGGGCATGGTCCGGCACATTGAACATGTGTCCAACGCTGGTATGGCATACGATATCGCGGCGGAGTTCCAGGTGATGTGTGGTATTGGTTATATACGTGTTGACCTTGAAGTGGTTGACCCAATTTATAACCATCAAGAGATTATGATTAAACCGGTGCGCAATCCATTCTCGGTCTATTTTGACCCATGGGTTACAGACAATGCCGGCAGTGACGCACGCCGCGTATTTCAGATTGACCATATGTCAGAACAACAATTTATGCGTGAATTTCCAGATGCAAATCTATCTAGTTTTCAATCTGGTGGCAGTGGGGATGCATGGATAGATAAGGACAGAATCCGCGTGGCGGAGCACTGGTGGATAGATGACAAGGATTGTACCTATCTATTTGTTCAACCCAGAATGACCCAGATAGGTCAGGTGCCTCCGCCCCCGGAAGCTGTTAGGGCGGAAGACATTGAAGGCATGGAGGACCAACTAATAATTTTAGGCGAAAGGACTGTTGCCGAGCCAGAGGTTCGATATCAGAAATTAAACGGCGAAGAAATATTAGAAGGGGGTGATTCAGGTCTCGTCTTACCGGGTAGGTATATACCTATCGTCCGAGTTCCCGGTGAAGATGTAATGATTGAGGACGAGCGCTATACGACTGGAATCGTGCGACGTGCGCGGGATGCGCAGCGCGCTTATAACTATGCCATGTCCACGAACATTGAGACGATGGCAATGCAACCGAAGAATCCCTGGTTGGTTGGTAGGAATGCTATCGACGGCTACGAGGATATGTATGCGAGCGCTAACCAAAAGAACTATGCGTACTTGCCATACAACGAAACAGATGAGCAGGGCAACCCCACTGGCGCGCCAACAAGACAACCACCAGCTCAACCCAATGCCGCAGCAATGTCATTAATGGAAACATCTAACGGTGACCTGCAGGCCACTATCGGCCAGATGGGTGCGTCACTGGGTGAAGTAACAAACGAGCGCAGCGGTCTAGCTATCCATAACCGGCAGAAAGCTGGCGATATGGCGACGTACCACTTCGTAGACAACATGGCCCAGGCAGTACGACATGTGGGACGAATTATCGTTGACCTCATTCCTGTTGTTTATGACACGGAGCGCGTTGCCAGAATCATGGGTGAAGATGGTGATGCTGAACAGGTGACGATATCCCCCGGCGCAGAGCAGCAGACAGAGGGTGAAGGTATTGAGCGCATTTACGATGTTGGTGTTGGTAAGTACGACGTCGCAGTATCTACCGGGCCGAGCTTCAGCACGAAGAGACAGGAAGCGTTTGAATCCATGTCCGCAATCATCGATGGCAATCCCCAATTGTGGACCGTCATCGGTGACCTAATGGTTAAGAACATGGACTGGCCTGGCGCGGATGAAATGGCCGAGCGCCTACATAACATGGTCCCACCTGAAGTACGTGGTGAAGAAGATGAGATGGGCGCACTACAACAGCAGCTCGCGGAATCTCAACAGATGACCCAGGAGATGGAGATGCAGCTCAACGCTCTAATGGCTGAGCGCGAGCAGATGATGAACAAGCTTGCAAACAAGGAAGCGGATAAGGAAATGAACCGCGACAAGCTTATGGCACAAATGATTGATAAGGATAAGGAGCGCAAGATAAAACTTGGCGCACTGGAACTTGATAAGGAGGGCCTCGATGCTGAGAAGATTGACAACGCATTGAGGCACGCTATTGAAATGCAGAAGTTAGAAACCGATGCACAATTAAAATCCATGTCTGAGGAAATGGCATTTTTGAAAGATATGATAGGAAAACTCACGGCTCAGTAGCCGACGCAATTTTGCGGAAACAACGCGGACAACCGCCGCGCAACACACAAGGTGATTAGCATGATTAATGATTTAGCCGAAACTCCAGAAGTTGAAATTGAACAAGATGCCCAGGCAGCATCTACCGGAAATGACGCCCCCGCTGTAGCGGAGAATGAAGAGGTTGAAAGCCAGCACGAAGAAAGTTCTGAGGCTGTCGAGAGCGAAGATGACGGGGAATCCACTGAGGCTAGTGGAGATGACCAGAATCAAGAGCCGAAACCCGGAAAGCGAAGCTACAAAAAAAGAATAGACCAGTTAACCAAGAAGATTCACGAGCGCGACCGATTCATTGAAGAGATGCAGAATCGATTCTATGAAGAGCAGGCTGTGCAACAGTATGCGGCTCAGGAAGGTCCATCTGCGCCACCCAATCGTGAAACATATGACGACTACGAAAAGTATGTCGAAGACTTGGCTGTCTATAAAGCAAAGGAAGCACTACAGGTAAAAGAGATTGAACAACGGCAATTGAGTCAGCAGAGACAACAAGCACAAGCAAGACAGCAATTTGACTCTGTGAAAGATGCCGCGCTCGACGCCGGACGTGAACTGTACGACGACTTTGAAGCCGTCGCAACGGACCCGAGTTTACCGCTATCAGCTGTTATGGCTGAGGCTGTACTTAGTTCCGATAACGCACCACACGTTTGGTATCACTTGGGCAAGAACCCGGACCAGGCTGCGGAGATAGCACAGCTACCCCCTATGCAGCAGGCTCTGGCAATTGGACGTCTCTCGAACGCTGTTACTGCAACCGGTGCCAAACAAGTGTCCGCCGCACCTACTCCGCCAAAAGCTACTAAAGGTCGAGCTGTCGCAAGCAATAAGCCGAATGACAAGATATCAACAGCAGAGTGGATTAAGCGGCGCAATAAGGAAATTTATGGACGTTAATTCTATTTTATTAATTAAACAAAGGAGCCCTTAAAATGGCTAATAACCTTCTTACTCCGACAGCAGTGACGCGAGAAGCTCTACGCATCGCGCATGAGAAGCTGTCTTTCATCGGCACGACCGAGCGACAATACGATGATTCGTTTGCTCAGTCTGGTGCCAAAATCGGCGATAGCTTGTCTATTCGCCTCCCTAACAAATACACTGTCCGAACCGGTAAAACCTTGCAAGCGCAAGACACCGAAGAAACCAGTGTAACTTTGACGGTCGCTACGCAGAAAGGTGTCGATATGAACTTTTCTACGAAGGATCTCACCACGGATATCGATGACTTCTCTAAGCGAATCA